ATAAGGCTCTGCAGGGCCGTAGAAGCCATTGTAGTCTTTCCGTGACCTGGATTACCCACCAGCATAATTCCGAGCCCGCAGGATGGGGATCCGGCCTTTTGGATGATCTCCCCATTGACCACTCTGGCTACCCATTTCTTGACTGCTTCACGGGCGGGTGTGGAATCCAAATCGGAGAACTCTTTCCCAATGGTTTTCATTGGGAGACCGGCCTGTACAATTTGCTTCCGAATGCTTGGCGCTTCTTTAGACAAGTCGTACATTATTCTCCCTCTAGTAGTCGCATCATCTTTTCTTGATGTGCTTTAAATTTATCGGTTGAGTATGTTGGTTGATCTGGCTTCTTAACAATTCCCTGAATCGTTGGGTAGTATGAAAAGAACCTTTGCCATAGTGGCTTGCCTATACCAAGATCGTTTAGGTTACGAGGATCCGCAAAGAACATACGCATAGCCTTTAGAACTTCGTAACGCTGTGTTCCCTCGCCAACCTGCTTGTTAATCCAAGTCGCTAGGTACTTGTTGTTAACTTGGCTAGAAGTATTTGGAGCAGCTTTTTCAACTAGGTCGTAGAACTCTGCGATCAAGTCTGTAGTAGACCAAAGCTCTTCTGGAGTATTGATTCTATCTTTGCTGTCACGTTGAGCCTTTACTGGCTTCTTGTACTTTGCGTTGAGTCGAGCCTGGCGATCTTCGATCTTACCGATAGTTCCGGTGGCAGGTTCTTCCTGGCCTCGCTTTACCTTAGGAGCTTCTTCATCTCCATCAAGATTCCAAACCATCTCTTCTCCTTCTTGGGGCGCAGCCCCTATAGTTAAAGATACGTTAGTATCTTTAACTATATTAGTACTAGTAGTTATATCACTAGTAGCTGTATAGTTGTCTATGTATAGGTGCCCTGAAAAGCCGTTGTCGGTAGAAAGTAGCTTTTTAGCCTCATCTGTGAATTTTAGACGGGCAATCCATTGCCCATTATTCTGTACCCGGACAGACTTAACGTACTTGAGATCCTTCAGTTCATTGATGGCAGACTGAAGCGCATCCCTACCTTCAGGGAATTCCTTGGTGCTTCGTAATTCGTCAGCCGAAATAACCCTACCCTTTTCAACAAAGTAGTAGAAAAGTGATCTGGCTCGTAAAGATAATTTTGGGTTAACAATTGGTCTTAGCATATAACCCTCCCTCTTTATCTATACTACAGCCTATCCACCTTGTTTGGCAAACCGCGGGCTTGTCGTGGTGATATGCCTGTTAAGACTTGCTCTGTAGCAAGAGAAAGGGTGAGGCCTACAAATGTAGATGCGAGTGTATACATAAGTATGTGTAGCAAAGGAGCGCCTAGATTAAGGCAGGCAAGTAGACTGAAGACTAAAGCCAACAGTCCTCGCCATTTACCCAGCGGTTTGATTAAACTTTCTACAGCTGTTAAAATACATGCTGTAGCTAATCCCGCAATTAATACTATGCCCATAGATCTATTCTATTCTCTAAATACAACTCTGTCAATGTCGAAGGCTTGACCTGTTATGGAAGTTGTTGGATTAAAAGTAATACGAACAATTGCATAGGCTGCCCCAGTTATAGAACTTACTGGGAATGAGTTTCCAATGTAAGCCCAGCGATTTGTAAGGGTTATTGATGCAGTTTGAGTTCTAGCCTCTGTTGTAATAACTGTATTTGGTGCAGGAGGTGTCGCATTATCCATAGAGTTAGTAGTTTTATTTCCAGTTATATTATCTTGATATACAACAATTACGTTATCATTAATATCATAGTAATCAACTACTAGTGAATAACTACCAAGTGAGTCAGAGTTTACTGGTCTTATTGCAATTGAAGCGTAGTATCCAGCGTCTGGATTTAAATAAATCTTTCCAGTTTTAATACCAAAAGGTATTGCAGTTCCGTCTGTTGTAACTCGGCAGTAACCTTGACCGTGAGTTACATTATCTGCAAGCAAGGTTCCACCAGCAATTTTTCTTACTAAGGTTGAATTAACTGCTTCCCAACCTAAAAGGCTAAGTTCAAAAGAAGAAGCAGGAATTTTTGCTCCAGGAAGATCTTCGTATAGAGCTGAGTTAATTCCTGGGTTGATACCCCAAGTAGCTCCAACAGGCATGTAGTTGCCTAACGTGTCATACAAACGACTGAGCTTTGTAGCGTAGTTGGAGAAGTAACTACTTTTTCCTCCACCAGTACTTTGAACTTTACTTCCCCAAATAGTTTTACCAGATGTAACAGGGTTAGGAATAGCAAAAGTTGTTCCTAAAGTAATATCTAAATACTGGCTTACTACTCGACCGTAATCTGCCTGCACTCCATCAATGTGGAAAAAAGTAGATGTTGAACCTGAAGTATTAGCAACAGATACTGTAAAAGGAACAGTAGTTTGCCCAGCAGATAGCTGAACAGTAGTGTGAATTCGTTTCCATCCGTCAGCCTCAGCAGCAGATATTGTAAATGTGTTTGTTCCTAAAGTGTAGGTGGCTGCTGCTTTACGTACATACATAGAAATAGTAAAGTCTTCTCCACCAATAGCTGCTAAACCTAGGTAAGCAGTGCCAGATAAAGAACCTGTAGAGCTATAGGTTAACTTTCCAAAATACGTTCCAAACTTAGGTAAGAAAGTTCCATCTGAAGCAATGCGAGTAAGTGTTCCGCTACCTGCAGTCCAATCCGTTGTATTGGTTTCAAATCCAGAGTTACTCACATAGTTATATAGTTCTTTTGTTTCCCATTTACAGTCCGCTGGAGCATAATACTTTTGAGTTATTGGGTTCGAAATAACTGCTCCACCATCACCAGAAAAGAAAGGGTCTACAGTAGAAGACTTTTCAAGAAGCCCTCCGTCTAACCAATAGGCATCTCCCGCAACATTGTCTGTAGAGTAGAAGCTAACTTTTACCAAAGGATTTCCTGCATCCTTAGAAAAAGGAGGGGTAACTCCCTGTACGTATACTTGTGTAGGTGCAGTAGTTGATAAAGTAAATGGGTCGCTATCTATAGTATAGACATCTGTAGGGTAATACTGACCGTCGACATCTGACAAAATTGATGACTGAAGTTCTCTGCTAGGTTGGTTAGAAAACTCTAAACGTACCTTTACAGTTCTAGCAGCCGATCCAACCATATAAGCACTGGCAATAATCTCTTGTCCAGGTTCTATAGCAACCCAATCTGATATAAAGCCGGTAGTACCTGTATTAGTAGATATTAACTTACCTATAGTGAGTCCCTTAATAAGGGCCTCAGTCTTTATAGTGTCTTGACTTAAAGAACCATTTAAAGCTGTCCAAGAACTTAACCCGTATTCCATTTCAGGATTAAAGAAATAATTTTCTTTTTCTCCTGCAACGTCTATGTAAATTTTACGAGCATCTTCATACATAAAGCTGTGTTCTGGCTCTGAAAATTGAAACATATCAAAGTAAACAATATTAGAGGTAGAAGATGCCGGAGTTACTGTCAAAGTTACTTTAGCAAATTTAGCGTTTAAAGGAGAAAGCTTTCCATTTCTTCCAGAGTCTGAAATGCTAGTAAACTCTGCAAAAGAAGTAGTTGTTGTAAGAGATGTTCCTGCAGAAGTAGTACCAAGTGAATTTCCAAATTGATCGTACCAAGTAATGGTTGCAGAAACAGTTGTTGCTACTGCAGTACGTCTAGCATGCCCAGAAAAAACATACCGTGTGTTTCCTGAAATAGGAATTCCGTTAGTTTTAATATCAAGACCTGCGGCTGGCAAAGACATAGTAATTGGGGTGGTAGATGCAGTTGCTAATCTTCCTACACCTTGAGCTTTTACAGGATTAGATATATCAGTGAAGGGTGCTGGGGCCGAAATACCTGCTGCACTGTATGTAGTTGCGGTAAGTGTTCCGCTAGAAACACCCCACCGCCCAACTGATTGTTCAAAAGAAGAATCATTGTAATCAAGCATAATGTTATGACCAAGACGATATGAAGCACCCCAGTGTGTAAGAGCTGTAGTATAAATAGTTAGGCTTTGAGATGTACCTTTATAGGAGTTAACAATATTTCCAGTAGCAGATAGAGATCTATTGTAGATGTCTCCTAAAGCAGCCTCGTATTGAAGACCTAGACTTGTAGTCTTTGCGTTTAGCAAAGAGCTTGGTGTATAAAAGGGATCAAAAGAGTTTGCTAAAATACTTCCTTGCACTCGCATATAGTCGTACATAAAAGAAAAAACACCAAGTGTGGTTACTAAACCATTAGAGTTATAAGTTGAAAGGCCTTCTCCCGTACCATCAACTTCGTTAAGCCAAGCCTTAGGAAGCCAGTTAGACATTCTAGCTAAAGAGTTTTTTTCTCCTACTAGAATTGCATAAGATGCCCCACAAAATTTCCAGCCTGAACTACTAAATAGCCATATAGAATAAGAAACTTCGACGTCTTCTACATCTGTAATAGTATCAGTATAGGATGTGCTGATACCAGAATAACTACCTCCGGCAAGGATAGTTCCGTTATCAGGATCATCTACGCTGCCAGAATAACTTCTAACTAAAGCCCAGTGTGTAGGTGATGGGTCATTAGGATCAGGAACAATTGGATCCCAAACAACTTTAATTGTTTGATAGTCCGTTGAAGTTGCAAAAATATTTGATTGATAGTAGACACTTACTACCGAAGTTACGCCGTAGCGTACTCCAGAACCATATTTTCGAGTACCATACTTTGCCATTTATTAAATTCCGCCATTGACTGTGGTTACTAAACTAGTAGATAGAAGATATGGAATTTCATTTGCGGCTAAAGTGATAGTTCCTACTGATCCAGAAGCATCTTTAGAGAGCTGAGTTACAGTAGCTGACACTACTCCGGGAAGATTTTGGATAGCAGATGTAATTAAAGAAAGAGGAATTGTTCGTCCAAAGGTATTCTTATCGTAGTAGAACAGGCCTGTTTCACCTAACATTGCTTGGTAAATAGCCAATCTTACGTCTGACTTTTTCCAGGCTGAATCAGCGTCAACAGTAACTGATAAATAAATTGGAACATAAGTTGGAGGAAGCACGGTTAGGGTTGTTCCTGCTAAAATTTTATCTGACATATAACTTGCAACATCGTAAGAAAGATTAGTCCATGCAGATGTAGGAGTTAATGAAACAGCTAATCCACCAATAACATACGCTGTAGTTACGGTGCTTGCTACGGTAAATGTTACTGTAGATGGGACTGCTGTAATAACAGCTCCCTGTAAGTTATATGCTACAGGGTTAACACCAGAAATATTAACAGTATTGCCTACTGCAAATCCATGATTTACGTCTGTAGCAAATGTTACTGCCGTTCCGGTTGTAGAAACACCAATAATATTTGCTTGCGGATATCCTGTAGCTGCTTGACCATCATTTAACGGTTGAACATATAGGTTAACGTTAGTGTATACACTTGACGCCGCATTAGATTTACCCACACCTTCAGCAAGATTTGCTAGATAAGAAAAATCTTCTAAAGTTACAGCTCTGCGTCTTGTTGAAACAGCAGCTTTAATTTTATTTTTAATGTTAGCTGTCGTGTCTCCATCAGCACCACCTGACGCAGGTATGTTGTTAGAAACAGTAAAGTAAGATGTAATTTGTGGGTCTAAATTTCCAGGAAAAAATGTAAGCTCTGTAATAGAAAGTGATTTAATATTTCCTGCAGATCCAACACTTACTTTATAGGTTGCACTTATAAGCTGACCGCTTTGAGGAATGGCACCGTTTACATTATCACCAAAGACAATGTCAATTGTTCCATCCTCATTTGGTGCCGTAGTAAATACTCTATCACCAGGGCCAGATTCAAAAAGATTATCTACATAGGTCCAGTTACCAAAAGCAACTCCTTGACCAACATATACAGTAATAGAGTTATTTACAATTCCTGTTTCAGGAATCGTAAAGGATTGAGTAGCTCTACCGTCTGATGTACCTAGGTTAGCTGGCAAAGCAATATTAAATGTACTATCAATTAAGTCTGGTTTATCAGTGTTTACTGTTTTTCCTTCCTGGCATGGAAGAGTAATTGACGCTCCAGGAGCAACCGCTGTAGCTGAAGTTGTAGTTTCAAAGTATACTTCAGAATATTCACCAAAAGAAAGAGGAGCCATAACTTGAGTTCCAGTTGGAATATCAAGTGTGCTAGTACTAATATTAGTAAAAGTTACATTTACTGTAGCTGGAGTTGGACCTGAAATTACATAGTCGTATAGTTTAGCAAAAGATAACAAAGTTTTACGCTGGATAGCTGTGTCAATAGTAGTTTCATTTGCAATACGATCTAAGTAGTGAGACATAATATCTCCCATATAGGCAAACGTTTCTACTAGCACGTTCCCTAGATCAGAGTAGTCAGTAGGGTCCCAAGTAGTATTGGTGCGTTCTTTGATTAGGTCAACCAAGTCTGCTTTTAATGCCGCAAAATCTCTAGATGTATAGTCAATTTGCATAGCTTAGTACCCCGCTGTCGTAGTTCCGTCGTAGTTAATTGTTGCAGTATTAATGGTTAAGGATGTAAGTGTATCATCTGGAAGCTTTAGAGACACAATAACGTTTTCAGTACCGTCGATATTTTCCCCTGCAAAGTCGACTGAGGTTACGGTAACTTGAGGAATCCACCTTGAGACCGCTTCGGATATTGCAATAGGGATGGCAATTCTAGCGTCGCTATTGTTTTCAAACAAAGTCCTGCTCCAGTCAACCCCATAGGTTGGCTGCATTGGGCGTTGACCAACGTAAAAAGATAATAGGGTTAAAACCTTATCTAAATAAATTTTAGCAGGAGACTCGGTAGATTGAACTACTCCAGCAGGGCTAATAGTATACGGGAAGCTAATTGCTTTGCTCATGATTGTACTCCTATCCATACTGGGTAGTCAGGGTCCCCAGCAATAAACATAACCCATACTAGTTGGTTTACTGCCGGCACAGTTCTATGAAATGGGTGTTCAGGTTTTGCTAAATCTGGATGCGTACTTTTTGTCTGCGTAGCAGTGGTGCCTGGAGCGCTAAGTCCGCTAGCGTCAGTATATCTGCTAACCTCTAACGTGTCTGTAGTAGAGGTGGGAGAAGACACTACAACATTTTTATCTACAATTTTTTTAATAGTAGTGTGGGGATGGTTTAGCTGTCCTCCACCGCTTTTAGCAACAACAGTTAAAGCTGGAACCGTACCGCCACCTCCTCCACTAACAGAAGTTGCAGTTGTTGTAAGAAGTGCTGCAATTTGTGCAGCCGTGTGTGGTTGATGGTCTGGATGATAGGAAGAAGATGTGATCGGCAAACATGCTGGAGCCCAGTTATGGGACTCAACTCCTGTAGGTCCATGGACTAAAACTTGAATTCTATTTTGTTTTAAAGGATCATTTACTCCGGTTACTTGTCCAGAATAAATGCCATAAAAACGAGGACGACCTTGTGGATCCATCATGTACTCAGAAGCATTACTCACTTTAATACCCTTCCACTACTAGTAGCCATCCATTGTACCGTCTTTTTTATTCCAGCTATATTTGGTGCTTGGTCGTTAAAAGGAGTAGCCCCAGCAATTTTTGGCACAGCAACTTTAGACGTGTTTTGAATTGCTGTTTTAGCAGTAACTCCATAAGTAGGGTTTACAGTAGACGCATTAGGAGAAAGAGTATATTCGCTAAGTTTAGCGGGAGATACGGTCAGAGATTGATTAGCAAAGTCGCTTTGCACATCTCTAGTATCAGATCTAGTTTTAGCTTGTGGGTCTGTATCCCCTATTACATCAGTTCCAACTTCAATGTTCATTAAATACTTTGCCACACGACCACCAAAGATATGCTCTACAGAAAGTACAGTCCAGTATCCGGACATACCGTTTGGAAGACCATCTAAATAAATAGGATCATAGGGACGAAGAGTTGCGTGCCCTACTATAGTAACTTTGGCTCTATGCTGATACTTTTTAGTATCACTAAATGCTTGAGCTATCTGTTTTGAGTTAGTTAAATCCTTGATAACTTCATGAGGATAGTGAGTTTTAAAAAACGCTGTTTGCGATCCATCAGACTTATTAGTTGAAAAGTTACTCATTCTGTTTCCAACTTTTTAGCAAAGTAACTCTTGCTTGGAATAACTACGCCAGCGTTTCCTGGAGTAGGGGCTTTATGGGTGTGTGTAGCTTTAACTGCTGCTCCAGTATGAGTGTTAACACCGCTGATAACTCTATCTATACGCACTGAATTCTCTGGCGATTGATCAGAAATTATTGGTTCAAAAGCAAGAATAGTTCCGGTCATACGAAGAGATGCTGGAACAACGCCGCCAACTTCATCATCAACATAGTTAAAATAAGGAGCAGAATTTTTCTGAC